GGCGCACATCTCCGAGACCATCATCCTTATCGGAAAGGAACATGGACACTTCGCTCAGGTCGAACGAGTGGCCAATGGTCTTCGGCTTTGCAGCCACATGCAGGAAGTCAGGCTTCGTGGTTTCGGGCAGTGTGGCGTTCTCAGCCAGACCTCCACCAACATCAAACGAAGGCTTGGCAGTTATGATGCGCCATCCACTTCGCTCCCACGGCTTCTTTGGTAGGATGCTGAACGCGTTGAACTCTTGATTCAACTGCGACCAAACCTTCCTGCCGTAGATTGCCTGGTAGGTACCAGCCGTGGTGCTCATAAGCGGTGCGTCCGCCTTGAGTATGTCTCCACTGCTGTAGGTGTACCCGGTCAATGCGGTACCACCGTAGTAGTATCGCTCCATGTCCTGTATTGTCCTTACATAATTACGCGCCATCAGTTTTCACCCCCAGACATTGCACGGCCAGCGAGTCGGTGGACATCGTCCCACGACATTGCTGCCATTTCCGTGGTTTCTGGAATTACTATTGTCTCACCCGCAGATGTTGCGGACTTCTGGAAGTCCACACCTGGGACACTAGACACGTTCTCTATGCGGTCAGCAAGATTCAATACTGCCTTCTGTAGGTCATGTAGAGGACCTCGGGCATCGAAACCTGAACGAGCCTGCTCATGCTCGACCTCAGAAATCTCTTTCTGAAGCCTCATTGAGAACTCGTTACCGAGGTCAGTCTTGAAACGCTGCTCAATTGCAGCAGCCTTGTAGACTTGGTAAGCCTCCTCGATTTGGGAAGAACTGACTGATTCTGAAGAGATATACTCATCAGCCTTTATCACAGTCTTGTTCCCACTCGGGCCTGCTCCCATGTCCATCTTTGGCCTCTTGCCAGAATCGTCTTCGCCGGCACCCTCAATACTACCTTGACCTCTATGGTCATAGCCATGAGCACCTTCTTGGAGGTAAGCCTTCTCGACTCCCTCTTCATCAAAGTGACCACGAGCAGCCGTTGGGTTATAACCCGCGGATTTCACAGTCGACTCCAACCACTGAAGGTACTCAGTACTGATGATATCGTCCATCTCATCTGACTTGTCCATCTTATCTGACTTGTCATCGGATTTTTCATCGTCATCTTTTTCTTTCTTTGCTTTCTCTGTGTCGTCGGACTTCTCCTTCGCTTCCTTGTCGTCCCCTTTCTCAGCCTTATCAGTAGTAGCCTTTAGGGCAACCTCAGCCTCGTCAGAGTCGTCAAGGCGCTTAGATAAGCGCTCTAACACATTCTGCAATTCACTCATTGCGTCTGTCATTTTTTCACCTTTTTTTGTTTCAGTATTATCCTGTTTTAGGATTCGGAATTGGGCCTCGGGGTTGATGCCCTTCTCACAGATGGTAACCTCATGCAGTTCCATCCTGCGTATTTCTCGGTAGTCTCCCCTCTCTGAGTCGTTCTTGTTAACACGCTCAAAGGCCTGACCACCAATGGAGAACGATTTCAAGTTCCCCTTACGAATTTCTGCGGCTACTTCTCTAGCCTTCTCAATATCGTCACGGAGTTGAATGACGACAAACATGCCGGTGTCATCCACCTCTGACTTCCATACTCTACCATTTGAATCACTGTACTCAGGAACTACTGAACCAACTTGTATGTTAGAATGAGCAAGTTGGACATTCCTAAAACCAGGGGAACCCATGAACTTATTGAATGCTTCACGGAGAGCATTTTTTGTGATTAAGTCACCCTGCTTATCCACCATCTCAACTGAAGCATAACCTGCAACTACTAAATCACCAGTCCTACCTTTGAGCAGAATCGGGCTCTCCAAAGGAGATTCCATCATAAGCATTGACTCAACCATGTATGATTATGGTACTTAAATCATAACGGTCAAGAATTTTGAGAAACTTTGAGGTGTTTCATCTCTTTTTTCTTCTTTGGAGGGTGTGCTTTTGGGCAATCTTCCATCTGATGAGCCCTACCTTGTTTACATTTTTCTCCCTTTTCAGCACCACACCAGCAAGCCTTGGGCTCTGCCTGTCTAGCAGCAGGGTCATGGTCAGGCATATCATATGGCTCAGTTATCTTAGTTGGGCCATGAGGTGACTCCACGGGAGTAGCATAATCAATACCTAGAGCCTTAGGTCCAGTCCAAGTAATCTTCTCCTTCAGTAATCCTTCGATTACCTCCAAAGCGAAAACCATACCCTTAACGACCTCTGGGTCTTTAAGCAATTGGTCCTTCTTGGGAAGCACCTTCTTGGGCTTCTTGTCATGGTTGGCGGGCGGTTCAGGGACTACTGCTTCCTTTTCTGAACGTAACAACACAGCAGCCAATGGCTCCCAATATTCTATCTGACTCTCTACTAATTTGAGGACATAGTCATTCGGTGCATCTACACCCTTGAGGATGAACGCATTACCTTCTGGTTCGGTATCATACACCACATGTCCTACAGGTAACTCTATGTGGATACTACCTTTCTTAACCCTGACTTTGTGAGGAATATTACTCCTTTTCTTATTATTAATAATCTCTAGTGAGTCTATACTATCAGTAGCGCCAGATTCAGAGTCCTTGAGATATCTAGGAGACTGTAGCGTGTAGACTTTCATTCCATTACGCTTCCTAGCGGACACACCAGATATGCTGACAGTTATGAAATCCCCTCTTTTCAGACCCTCATGTTTCAATTTACCAACATCCATGTAATGCTCACTATCAAGTTTCCTGGCTCTGTTACCAAGTTCCAACGCATCTTCAGTTAATATGGGCCCTATCCCAAGACAATGCTTACCTCCCCTACTGTAGACTACTCTGACATCTATCTGATGTTCAGTTTCACCTCTCATATAACTCGCATCAGCATCTCTCAACAATATTTGCTTAGTATCTGGCTCTTTGAGAAGGTCCTCAATAGCCCTTTCTAAACCTTCACTATCCACTCTCTTAGTGTTTATAGGAGCAGGTATTGTCACCTCTTCTGTTGCAGAAAAGTTAGTCCTGAGATGTCTATTCCTATCCTTAGTAGGACTATTATCCAATTTTTCCTTCCCGGATTCCAAGATGTCAACGATATGCAATATCTCTCCACCCCATACGCAATCTAACAAGAAATTCTTATCAAATGAATCTTTCAACCCCTCCTTCACCTTGTTAGGTAATGTAATATTTTCTCTCAGATGATTGTAAACATTGATACTCTCCTTTTTCTTACTGACCATGACCCTTTCTCCCTTAGGCCAAGATGAAACGACCCAATCATCAGAAAAGCCTCTTAGATGTTCAAGGTCTTTCAGAGTGAAAATTCTGTGCATCGCTTTGATTGGGAGAGGGTCTCCTTTCTCCTTCCCTTTATCATCGTCTTCTTTGAAGAGCAGGTCGACATCAGTAAGGACATCAAGAGAGGTCAATTTGTCCACAGGTTGGACTGAAGCCCTCACATTATCAGGTTGTTGGTCAACAGCCTCCCTAGTATCAAGAGCGGGCAGGGAAGGGTCTACCATCTCATTGGTCATCGGCTCCTTCAACATCCTTTCCTCCCCTACTCCGAAATGAGAACGAACCATAAGGTTGGTATGGGATGATGAGAAAGTAGAGCCCCCAATATCTACACTGTCAGAAGTACCCGAGAATAATGTCTTTGCATAATCCGTAACATACTTCAACGGCTTCTCTACGAAATTAAGACCAAATGGTAATCTCTTCTCTCGAAAGCCCTTACTTGGTTGTATGATATGAAGAGCCTTACCAGGCATCGTAGTTCTACCTTCACAGAATAGGAAATGGGCTAAATTCTGTAGAGTAGTTTCACGATTACTTGGAGTAGAGTGTCCGATAGAAGTTCTATGTTCTGGGAAAGCAAAATGTGGTCTATCCCTATCTCTTGCATAGGCAGTCTTCATCGTCTTGAATGTACTTAGGTCCTTCCTGATAATATCTATTATGGTATCACCATTATTGTTTGGTATCAATAAGGGTAAAACTTCATCTTGGAGCGCCCTTTGGTCCCATTGCCCTCCCCTATTTAATTTAAGCCACCTATCTCTCAGGGCTTTAGCCTGTCTAGCATAAGCCCCTTGCTTTCTAGCAATCAATTCTTTGCTAGGTATGTATTGCCCATCCCAGTCTTTTGACGCAGTGAAACCTTTCCTCTCCATAGCCGCTCTGTATTGCTTCCGCTTCTTAGCCACCATCTCTTGTTTGACATGCTCATCTAAGGCCTCCTCCCACCAATCTAGAGGTACCGCTCCCTTTGTCCCACTATGGTGCCCTACTTGTCTCATATCCCCGATGTTATCAGAGATGGTTCCACTACGCTCCTGGGGGTACTCTGTCTCTACTGTCTCTACAATACTACCAAGGGCTTCTAAGGCATTTTCAACCGTCATATCCGCACCTTGGATAATATTCTGAACTCTAGAGTCTCCTAAAATGTAATGACGGACTATCTCATGACCTAGAGCCTGGCGGTCCCCCCTATCTCTCATGAGTCTCCTCATCGGGTGTTGAAGGTCATCCATACCACTCGCTTCCTCCCTTCTGAGAATTTTATCATACACCCCCAAGGGAGTTTCCTTCAATGCTGGTCGTAATATGGTTTTGATGTAGTTCTCACCAGTGCTGTGGGTAGACATATCATCACCTAAGAACTCCTCATGGTCTGCTACCAATTTATCGATAGTGTCATGTCTCATATCAGAAAGGTGGTTGAGACAAGCCCTCTTAACCAAATCTTGGTTCACCTCTCTCCTATGTTCCTCTATTTTATCTAACCCATCACTCAACGCTATATGATTAGAGAAATAATCATCAAATATCTCAGAAGGACTCATTCCTTGGTAATGCATGGGCCATTTTTCAGCATCCTCTTTAGCATCACGGGCGACAACCAGATGAAATATACTGGCTAGAGCCATTTTCGTATTATGCTCATCTCTCACAGTGTCCATGACCATACCTTTGGATAGACCAGACCTAGAAGACCTGTACTCGATACTTTCATCCATGCCCATAGAGTCAGGGGTATAGGCTCTCAACTCGTTACGAGCATCATTCAACAACTTTGAAGGCAGGCCTCTAAGTTGCGATGGTAGAGGTATCTTACCCAAAACTTCCTCAGGCCACTGCCCCGTGA